AATGAATTTGTACCAACCATAAGTTGTGGTTCTATACCTAGAACTACATCATAATGTAGAAACCACCAACTATTTTTATCATAGTATGCCTCTAAATCTTGATAGCATACTTTATTTTTTACTATGAAGCCATCTATTCTTAACTGAATGATACGGTATAGTTCATCAGTTGTTAACTCATCATAGTGTTTAATTATCGTCTTTATCATATCTGTCTGAAAAATATTTCCTTGTGTAGAATACTCTAACATACCCTACAATCGTTAGTAAAATAATATTTACTGATGTTACAGTAAAAGAATTACTTATCTCCATAACATCTAACATAAACCAGTTTGTAAAAAATACTAAAGGAGCTTGTGTAATTAATCCCGATAAGATAGAGAATGATGTTTCTTTATGAATCATCATAGTTCTTTCATCGGGTTGTTCCCAAGTAAATGTCCACTTTCCTATTTTAAATTTCATACTCGTTTTACTATTCTAGGAATAATCTCTCCACTTCGTATGACTTCCACATTACACCCTATTTCTAATCCAAGAGCCTCTATATACCCTATGTTATGTAGGGTTGCCCGACTGACTGTTGCCTCTCCTATCACACAAGGTTTTAGTATTGCAACTGGAGAAACTGCACCAGACTTACCGACATTCCATTCAACATCTAATAGTTCAGTAACAACTCCTGCTTGTCTTGTCTTTATGGCAAAGGCTCCTCTAGGGTGGTGTGATGTGTAACCTAATCGTTCAAAATATTTGTTATTGTCGGCTCTTACAACTTTACCGTCCTGAGGAAACTGTCCATAATCGGATAGCGTGATAACATTAAATCCCCAGCCACTTAACAATTTCATATCCGAACACCAGCTATCGCCAGGGTGTGGTTGAAAATCATAGGCTACGAAAGTAAGGTCACGCGTTTTAAACTCGTTTATGTCCTTCAGATTTAAACTACCTGAAGCATAGTTTCTTGCGTTGGGGATAGACTTGGGAGCTACAACCTCTCCTGTTACTTGTACAAGACCATTAAAAGTAATTACTTTTGGTACTAGTGTACTTAACTTATCGGTGATGTCTAAACCTAGTTTACCATCTCCTCTAGTAAGAGCGCGTTGTAGTTCCCCGTCTACATATGTGATAGAAACAGCGGCACCATCTAGTTTAGGTGTCATAATGTGAGGTTGCGAGGATACCCATGCAGGCTCCTCGTCCTCTCCACTAAAGACCTTTTGCAACGAATACATTGGAAACGGATGTTTGTACCGTTGCTCGTCTAATGACACACCCACCTCGTCTGCAAGAGATGAGTTTTCTACTAGCCTATCATACACTTCGTCAGGTATGAGAGGTGTGCCTTGTGCGTATGCTTGATTACAATTACGCAAGTATGTTTCTAATTTTTCATTCATTTATATATTATACTCGAATTTTAAGGTGAAGTCAAGAACTATTTTTTAAGTCTATAGATATATCTTATCTAGTATGTCTTTAAAGTGTACTTCTAAAACATCTTTTACTTCTGATATAGATAGTATCTCTACCATCGCCTCAAAGATTCCTCTACTGTTATCAAAATCTAAGGGCATAGCTATGCCGTCCTTTGTAGGCTTCCATTCTTCGTTAAAATCCTGATAATATTTTCTTATATGAAGATACTCTGTACCACGAAAACTATTTATCATAACAAAGATTTTCTCATGTCTATCTTCATTATGATGTATTTCTTTTTCGTATACAGGTGCTGCGTTATGTAACTCTATCATTTTTTAAAATCCTCGCTAATGGGACAATGGAAGTTACATTTTTAGGTTGTAGCAATCTAAATGAATCAGTATCCCAACAAAATAATAGCACTTGGCTACCATTAGGCTTGGCTCTATTTCTTTTAGACTGTATGTATTTGTTATCAAAATCCATAGTACATACATTGTATTTCAATCTACGACTATTCTGACTTCGATATGTGATGATAGCATCGCCTGCATCATCGACATTTTTTATAAAGTCCTCTTTTTTCATTCCGTTTCCTTAGGGTTGTTAATATCTATTACCGTCCCTTAATGGTTCACTTTCTGAGGTCTTTCTTTTAGATGTAAAAAATCGTGGGAGAGTTACCTCCCCCACTTTCAGGGGTAGTTAATCGTTAAGTTTGTTTAACAAGTCAGCAAAATACTTGGCAGCTTTCCCTGTGAGCTTACCAATTATTGCGGCATCTGGCTCCTGACCCATGTCTGATATAGCATTGGTTAGTTCTTCCTGAGCAGCAGCAACGCTTACTCTGCCACCACCAGTTCCTCCACCTGAGGACTTAACTGCAGGATTTTTCTTTACATATACTCCTGCTTTTGTTAAAATCATTCTGACACCGTTTGGACTTTGGTCTAACTGTTCGGCAATGCTTTTAACTATCTCCATGCTATTCTCTGGAGTCGGCTCCTCTGATACATACATATCAATAGCCTCTTGCTTGGTTTCATCTGTCCATGTAGACATTTTTCTTCTCCTTTTTTTGTAAGATTCTGGCAACCCAGGGCACCAACCCGTTGCTTGCCTCATCTGAAAATAAAATCTATCACTCATTGATAATTTCCTAAATATATAATATATTATACTCACTTTTTAACCGTGAGTCAAGAACTATTTTCTAACAGGTATAGCCGTAGGTAGTTATATCATTGTGATATAGCCCAGCTACAATAGTGCGAGTGTTAAGTGTATACCAACTTTTCCAATCGTGTATCACTTTTACACTTCTTAAAATTGAAGTATCTTTTGGTTGTATATCTAAATCTTTTAAATCATACTCTAGTCTTTCTAATCTTACTATGTAATCACAGTTTTTATATAAAAGAGTTTGATATTCAGGTGTTTGTTTGGTAATCCATTTTTCAAAACCAATATAATTCAGACTAGCATAGTAATCTGATACTACTTTTTCAAAAGGATTTCTAACTACACCTATTGTTTTATTGTCTGTTTTTAGTATTAGCCTCATCTTGCAACTCCTTTATTCTCTTATATAATTGATAGATTAAGGCATTTTGTTCTGCTATTTGTGCTTTCAATACCTCTAGCTGTGTCATTTAAAATACTTCTCCAGAACTCCTAGTTTATCTTTATAACTAGATATTTGTTTTATTTCATTTTCTAAAGTTCCCATAAAGTCAGGGTGGTCTGCCACTCCTGTATGAGACCCTAGTAAGACTTCTACATTCATTACATGATATGTTATCTTTGCTTCAAAATGTTTCTGTAAAGCCTTAATTAAATTGTCTCTATAATTACTCATCTTTTTCTCTTCCTAAATAAGCTGGTATAAATGCTCTTAAAAATTTCTCTCTATGTCTGTCCACCAAAATTATATGTACCATAATTGGTAGTAAGACAGTCGTAAACATAATAAAGAGAACTGCTCCTAAAAATCTATATCTATAAGCAAGATTATCAGGCTCCATAACTCCTATTACTTTTATAGCAGGTAACCATAAACTAATGAACGCCATAAAGACTCCACTAGCCCAGAAAGCTACTATAATATTAAATGTTGTATAAGTCGACTCCATATTTTTCAAGATGTTTCAAACTACCTAGCTCACATGCTAACTGCACACAATACTTTCCTGCATATCTTAGATGTGGAAAGAATGTATTACTTAGGTCTGTTGATTCAATAGTGTATATTTGATACATTCTTGAGCCATACTTTTCTACATAATTTATAGCTTTCGTAATATCTCCTTGACAAGCATAACCTGCATTGGCTGCTTGATGTTCTGGAGTTATCTCTCTAATTATCTTTGCTGGGTAGTTTTTTCTAATTGCCCAAACTACTTCTCCGACTTCGAACTCCTCTGCCACACATTGGTCTGGTAGCATAGCGTTTCTGCGTCCTTCGTAGTCACCCTCTGGCAACTTCATGGGTACACCTATTCTCTCTATAATGCTTTTTACAAAAGCAGGAGAACGATACATACTAGAGGCAATGTTAGACACATTTTCTCCTGTGATATATCTCTGTACCACAAAACGAACATCATCATCTGTTGCAGGTTTACCTCGCAACTTTGCTTTCATACGGCTAGTTCTTTCAATATCTAGTTTATGCTCATCTATTATTTTTCCTAGTCTAGTCGTATTATAAGTAATATTTAGTATTGAACAAGCTTCCTTTTTAGTAATAGGTTTGTCTTGCTCTAATAACTCAATTACTTTGGCTATATTCGCTTTGGTTAGATTCTCGTGTTTCTTGATTCTCAATTTCTTTTCCTAGTAACATTACAGCATAGTGTAATATCTTAAGTAAATCATTGGTATCTTTCCCATTCTTCTTGCCATATCGCTGAGCATACTTTATGATATTTCCTAAGCAAAACCCTTCCCCATGACCTGCATCGAATATGAACTCCGTTGATTGTATTTTATCCATACTATAATGACTGTGGTAAGTCCCTATAATATGGTTTCTTAACATAGTTAATGCTGTCTCTTCGTTAAATTTATCTCTCATTTTTCCGTTGTAAAAAAGCAGACTTGTACCAGTCTGCCTGACTCTTTATCATGCCCCCAACCTGCGTTGAATGGAGCATGCCAATAATTTGCAGGATATAAGATTAATCTATTATAAATATTTGCTACATATGTGTGCATATCAAATATCCCGTCTGGTTTCCAAAACTCTTTGAATCCTGACTGCGGAGCAATCTTCATCTCTTTTGTTTTAAAAACACTTTTCGTATTCTTTGCCCTAAATAATCCTGTACCATGGTCTGGTTTAGCATCGGGACTTAGATAGCATACTGATGCCCATGACTTTCCTCCACTCTCCCTTTCTTTGATTTCAGTTATCTGACTGTTATCATGGTGAACCCAGTTTAAATGTGGCTGACCTTTTAGGTTTGTTTCTTCTAGTCCAAGAGTAAATGCAGTATTACTATTGTTTGTTGGAAAATCTATAATTTTCCTGTTTAGTATTTGTTCGTATCTATTTTTCAAGTATAGCCAGTTCTCGATATTAGTTCGTTGTGTTCGCTTACCTGGAAATAAATTCTTCTTTCCTTTGTTGCCAGGGTAGAAAAATTGTTTTAATGCATTTTCCCTAACAACTTTTGGATTTGGATAAAAATTATCAACTATGATAATCATTTTTGAAGTTCTTCAATAACATCTAATCCACCTTCAATCTTTGCAAGGTATTCTTTTTTATCTGCTAACTGAACTTCAAGAGAGTGTATCTCCTGAATTATCTTATTATGTTGCACTTTTAAATTATTTTTTAGCATTTCTGTATGCGACATTGTTTCTAGGGGTTCTTTAGTTATCCCTAATAATTTTTCTAACTTAATGTCTTTCGCCATGCTTTCTTACTCCATTTCCTAAATGCACTTCACTACCGTCAGACTTTCTCATAATAATTTGTCTGAAGTAGTGTTGTTTTTCCATATACTTATCAATCGCTGCTAGTCTATCTTGTTTACTAACACCGTCATTGAATGTAAAAGTATACTCTCCTCTTTTTACTTTAATCATTTTGCTGTTATTCTTTGGTCATACCAAGCGAGACCTTCGTCCCACCAGTAGGGTTTGTCCCTGTGTGACCACTTGGCGAATGTCGCCTTGTCTGTATGATAGTAAAGTCTGTAACTACCAATAACATCTTCTGCGTCTTTTAGTTCATCTGGCATTGCCATACCAAATGCAGTCTGTCCAAGACGAGGTGTATTTTTTAGTTCGGGTAGTTTATTTATTACTTCTACTACTGACTTATGTTGTTTGCCATAGCGATAATGATACTCGTCATTCAAAGCATTGGCATAACAATGAACCCACTCAAAATTGTCAAGGGAAGACCTTGTCCATATCGTGCAAGGGTGATTATACATCATTGGCAGATACTGACATAAAGGTCTTTCCTCGAGGGGTAAATCTTTTATCTTAGCTTTTTCTTCGTTGAGGATTTTACTTTCCTCTTTGTTCAAAGCTCTAGGAACAAATCCTAGAACATGGTCTACCCAGACAGTAGTGCACATTAATTGTGCTGCTTCGAGTGGCATTTTTACTATGTGTTTATCCACATGATATTCTGCACACTTATCTAAATCTTCATCTAAATAAAATAAATTCATCTAATCCAGCACTTATATTCTGTGCACTCTCCTGTTTTGTGGTCTACCATCTTGCCACATATTTCGCAGTCGTCCCAATACCAAGTCTCAAAGGACTTTGTATCTGAGTTCCACACTTGGCAAGTTTTTTTGTCTATTGTATTTTCCATAATATATTATATTATACACAATTTTTTATTTGTTGTCAAGAACTATTTTTTCTGTCCTTCTTGACCAGCTGTTGGGGCTTTGTGTGTACCAGCATATAAACCAAACCAAGCTGCGCCTGCTCCGACTAACACTGATATTAAACCTGATTGTTCTAGTGATGGTTCTGGTAAATCCATAAACCACATTGTAGCCCAATACAATAAAAATATATAAACACTTAAGAATACTCTTGGGAATATTCTCCAACTATCTACCATCTGTGCTAAGAAAATCCACTTCTGGTATGGGTTAACATTGTTTACATCTTCTAACTCTCGGATTCTATCTTTGAGTTCGGACTTCTCTTGTAATAAGGACATAAACTTATTAAGGTCTATCTCAACTTCGTTTCTATCCATGTCACCTGAGAACTGACCCATATTATTCATATTTGCCATACTTCTCTCCTACGGCTTCCAGTCGTACCAATCTCGTCTATATTTATAAGAGGGTTTCTCTAACAAGTTATCCCTATCATGAAAGTGAAAACTAATTGATATTCTTGGACTTAGAGTATCTACTCTATGATATTTCCCTTTTGGGATATATAACATATCTCCCTCATTCAAGTCAAACACTTCTTCTAGCGTTGCGTCCTGTGGTCGATAATCTTTTTTATTCTGACTAAACTCATTATACATATACCAGCGTACTGTGCCTGATACATGAAATAAAAAGTTATCAGTCGAATCGGCATGAATAGGAAAACATTTTGCATCTTTTTGATTACTGCAATATATGTTTGCCTGTCCTATACCATAATACTTTTCAAATTCTTGACACTGTTTCCACATTGTTTCGTTTAGGAACTCACTTAGTGTCAAAATAAAACTACTTCCCTCTTTCCATAGTTTGTAAATTTCTTCTCTACTTTTCTTATGTGGTGATTTCTTTTTACACCACTTATTACCGTCTGGCAATACTATTTGTAGTTGTGGAGTTCTATCCCAACTACCTATGTTTATTTGATTTAGATAGTTATCAAACTGTTCCCAACTAAAATGCTTATCAAATCTAGGTTTATCTGACTTAACTACAAAATGTCTTTTACCCTTATACTTGTTGAGGAAGTTATCCATACCAACAGGTTTTATTAGTTGCTTAAATGGAATTGACAATTTTTGCTAACCTCCACCACTCTTCCATCAAATCTTGTCTAGGGTGGCTTGCTTTTGCATGAGGAGTATACTTGGGGTGCCAAGGTTGATAACTCAATGCTGTTAAATGTAGTTGCCAAATCATATCTAATGGGAACTGTTTTTTGTCTGTAAATTTTGTACTACCATTTGCTGGTGTTGAAGAAGGGTCGGTTCCATCAAAACTATTCCATCTAGGGTCTAGCTCATGAACCATCTCCCTTGTTTTCTCTCTATGTGGGCTACCTAATTTTCTCATAACTTCCCACTTGTAAGAAAAGTTTTTCCACTTTTTAATTTTGTCTATTGGGTCTACAAAATCTTTTGCTTTTTCACAATCTATCAAAAGTACACTATCACACCAGAATCCTCGTGGATAGCCTAAGTCTCTACCTTTCTTTCCATTGTCTTGCAAAGCGTCCCATACCATACCAAAAGGTTTACCTTCTAAATCAGTATCAAATAATCTTCCTATGTCTCGAAAGTTTATCATATCTACATCTGTATAAAGTGCTTTGCCTTTAAAATTCATCATGTGAGGTATTGCATATCTATAACAAGTAAAAGGTGTACCCCAACAAGTTCTGTTCCAATCCGAATCCATCGTTTCAGGACTAAGCCATGTTATATTTAAATCTCTCTTGGTGTTTGCATATAAAGTATGCAGATATATCTTAGCCGCTTTCTCATCATGCTTACCTCCTGACGCTATAAATAAATTAACTGTAGGTTGCATAAAATATCTCCTCTCCTTCTTCTAAATGTAAACAATGACACCATCTATTTCCTACTAGCTTAGCAGTATTGCCTATCTTAACAGGCGTTATCTTCCTTTCTTTAAATGGAAATAGTTGGTAATCGTATATTGCCATGTGGTTTGTTAACTTTTTCATTTCTGGTGAGGTTAACATTTTTACCATTCCAGTCATGCTAAATATAACTGCGGGCTTATTTATTGGTATGTGAAATCCTTTATCTGTTGCTTTTACATATAGTAAGTCGTGTAGGGTTTCTGTCCAATTAAAATCTTTTACTATATTGTTAAAGTATTTCTTTATTTTATCTTTATTGTTATAATAGGGTGGGAAGCTAGAGTTGAAATCCGTCAGATTATTACTCTTACTGTAAAAATGAAACACATCGTGAAAGGGAAAAAGATAGTGGGCGTGGTATATGCCATGTGCTTTTACTTCTGTTTGTAATGTTGTTAAGAACTTATTTGCTTTAATAGGCATGGCACTCTCCTCTCATAAATCCTACTACTATATCTCGTTTGCCCCACTTGAGAGGTGTGCTTTCATGTTCGTGTATGCTAGTAAATATTGTTAAACTTCCCTTTTGTTTCATAGTTTTAAAATTGTGTCTAAAGTTTTCTCTGACTTTCATAAAGTCAGGAATAAAGTTTGCGTCCATGAAGACATCAGGGACAGTATAACTCTCCACTATTTCTAAGTCTCCACCACCATAATCTTCAGCATTACTTAATTGTATACTTAAACTAATTTTTCTTGCTGTTTTCTTTTTGTATATATCTTCTAAAGAAGGTCGGTAATCCCTGTGAGGTCTGAAAAACATTCCTTTTTCATCATACCTAACCATGTTAATTTCGTGTCTTTTTCTCTCTTGATAGAGATGAAAGTTGTAAGTTCTACTATTGTATAAGTTTACATACTCCATCAATCTATCATAGAAAGGGAACTCTATATTACTTCGTTTCTTACACTTTCTAATTTTAGAATTAAATCCAGACCATCTAGTTCCAGCATAACCCCATGCTCTATGTTTATTTATAGAGTATAGAATATCCACTTCTTCTTCAGATAAAAAACTGGGGACATGACCTACAAAGTCAGCGTCCCCATTCTTACTTACTAATAATTTAGTGCTTTCTTGTATGTTTTCGCCCATTTAATATCCTCTGCTATTACACAAGAAATACCATCATACTTTAACTTTCTTGCGATTGTCAGTAATTCGTTTCCTGTGTATGCTAGAAATGGGAAACTTTTTAACCATGTAGGCATACAATTGTCTCTTTCACCTTTTATTTGTACATAATTACCATATGTGTTTGGCACTATGATAATTGGTTTGTCTAACCCATTTTCTTCCAAATGTTTTAGACTTTGTTTTTTAAATTTATCACTCTTTCTAACTGAGCATATTCTTTTTATGTCTACAGTTATTGGCGTTGTTGCCGTTGTTTTTGTTTTTACTACGCTAGTGTCATGTGCCACTAGCTTCGTCGGTTGACTCTCGTCCAATATAATTCTCCAGTTCTTCTATTCTTTGTATTAGTTTAGGGTACGCCTCAAACTCATGTAGTTCTTTACATGGGTGAGAGTTAGCTTCCAACTCGACTACCCTCTCTTCGAGTTCTTCTAACCATTCTTCATTTTCTTCAAATCTATCTTGTGCTGGTTCGTTCTTCTCAAACCATTCAGAGTGTTTATTCATCACTCTTCTCCAATGTAGCATTTCTAAAAATTTAGTTAACACTTTCTACTATCTCCTTTGCATTTTCCCACTCACTAATATTGTAACTAGGTAATGCAATCTCGCATACAAATCTAGGTTTGGCACTTCTATTTCTATCAGATATCCACTGCTTGCCGTCCATTGTTCCTGCAATTACTGTCCAATCTTTATTTTCAGTAGTATGCTTATCAGGAATGAATGACCACTTGCCATCATCTACCCAATGTGTAAATCCTTCTCCAGAATTGTGTATAAATCTAATAAAGTTTTTGTGTTTGTAATGATTATTGTTCCAAGAACTCCAACCCATTGTTGCTGGTTGTATTAGGATTTCATCAAAATACCAGTTGTCGGTGTTTGTTTCTCTTCTAAAAGCATTAATAAATGCTGTCTTTCTACCTCTCCAGTCATTGTTAAAGTTTCTATATCCATAATCAATACTATTATCTTTATCCATAGTAGGCTCACTATCTCTCATCTTCTCACGAAGTCTTGCTAAAGATATGTTAGGCAAGGGGTCATTTCTATAAGTAGCTATATGACCATACGCTGCCTGAGCCATTCTATCTAACTTAACCATAAGGTTAAGGTTCTTAATTGTTAGTGTCTCCATTAGTTAAATCCGCTGTCGTAACCTCTCGGTAATATACTACGACATCTTTGAGTTCTGTAATGTATCTTTTTAATTCTTGCATATTGTATGCCATAGTTTCATAATCTGGTATGGTCATTGCAAGAAATACTAACTCGCCTTCTTGTTCTTCTATTATTTTAAACTGTTCTTCGTAGTTTTCTGGTGTAATAGTTAACCATCTAACTTCTCTTAGGTCTATCTCCCGAGGCATGATAGGTTGAACTATTGTTCTCTCTATCGGTTTTGCACTAACCTCTAATGTCCTCGATGGGAGTAGGCTGCAGTTGGAGACCATCGTCAAGGTCATCAACAATATTGCTGAGCTCCTCGATGTCTTCCATAATATGTTTTGTTCCATTGTTTATCTTCCTTTGCATTTCTACTGGGTCACCCATTATTTTTGCACTTAACTCGTAGTTTCTTATAAACTCGGAGTATCTGTTGAGTTCCCTTTGTGCTGCTTGACTTTTCTTACTCATTTCAACTAGCTGTTCGCCTTGTAAGTTAAAATCTGCTTGTAATGTTGTCAGTGCTTCTTCTTGTGTTTGTATAGCTACTTCTAGCTTAGCATTGTTTTCTTTTAGCACTCCGTTCTCGTTCCATAAATAATATGAAAGTCCACTTAATACTAAAATAAGTGCTAATAAAAACTGTTGCATTATAGCTCCTCTATTTTATAGTTCAATCCTTCGGCACCTCGTATCTCTACTATCTCGCCCTCTGAGGTTTTGAACTTCAAATACTTGTCCTGTTTATAATAGAACTTTTTAACTGTATAGGTGGTATCGTCTGAGTCTCCCCATATACCATTATAACTAACAGTCAGTCGATAATATGTTGTAAAAAGGTTTACTAACCAGTCCCAAAAGCGACTCATTTCCAATCCTTTCCTTCGAACATATCTGCCTCGGCTTGTCTCCGTCTTGTAAGTCCTTCTAATACTTTGCCACCTGCTTTGTTCCACCTTTTGATTTGTGCAGGGACTCCAGCATAATCGCCAGAATTGAGGACTTTCAACATAGTTGAAGAAGTGAGATTACCATTACCGAGATTATACACCCAACTGACAAGTGCATCAAACTGATTTTGAGATAGTGGAACGGTTACAGCTGTATTCACATAGTTTTCGTACTCCTCCATCTCGACCTCTAGCATATGGTCTGCATGGGACTCCGACCATTGGTCACCAGGCTGTACATCTTTTGTATGTCCATATCCTATTGTCCACACACCAGCTGCACACTGATAAGCCTCTAGTTCTAGTCCTTCAAAATGCTTAATTAAATTTAAACCATACTCGCTTATTTTCATATATTCTCCTAAGGTGGGGGTTTTCACTCGTGAGAAACACCCCCTAAAACTTTCTGACAGTATTAAGATAGGACGACTATGCTTTGAGCCATCACACCTCCGAATGCTGTAATGATTAGTATATTCAATACTGCATCGCAGAGTGAACCGTCCTCACATATACTATCACGAACTTTCAAAGCTAATGCTTTCATTTTATTTTATCTCCAAGATTTTCCTCTTAGAATTTGGAGTTCGTGACAGAGTGATTGTCAGTAATCCGTCTTGTAGATTTACTTCATCTACTTGTAAGTCAGCGTTAAGAATAAATCTTCGTTCAAAAGACTTTAGACTTAATCCTTGATGAACAAAGCGTTCATCTCCGACTAGTTTATGTTCTTTCTTACCCTTTAGTTGGAGTTCTTCGCCATCAGCGATTATCTCCAGTTCTTCTTTCTTCCAACCTGGCACAGCAATCTCTATACGATAATTGCCTGTACTTTCGATTATATTATATCTAGGATAACTTGTCTCCGTGTAATGTGGGAGAGTTGGCATATCCAAACCAAGCCAAAATTTACTTAAATCAATACTCATTATTTTTCTCCATAATTCCTTTTCAGTAAATACTCACATTGCCTTACGGTCAATGCACCAAAATGCAAGTGAAACCTATCACTTACATACTAATTATACTAAATTTTTAACCTGATGTCAAGAACTATTTTTCGAAGTCATCGAATTTTAGTATTCCTTCTTCTTCCAAATAGTCTATCGTGCCTCGTATTCCTACTTGCTTTCCCCACATGTAGGCAACACCACACATCATAATTAAAAATAGTAAATAACTTATATCATTTTCATTCATAGATAATATTATACCAACTTTGCAACCTTATGTCAAGAACAAAATTATGGTTAACTAAAAATAGTTCTTGACAACAGGTGAAAATGCGAGTATAATATATTATATGAAAAAATT